AGTGGAATAACGCATTGCTAGCAATTGAAAATGCAAACATCGGTTGGGCGGCAATTCAACCGGCTCTTGATAGAGGATATGCAAATCTGCATTATACATATAAAGATGATGGATATACAGATGCAGATGTTCAATTGAAAAAAGGCTATGACATGAAAGACAAATCACAAATGGTCCCGGGGGTTACAACATCATCTCGAACAAGACCATTAATGATTTCAGCTTTAGAAATGTATATGCGTGAAGGAACTCCTATTATACGCAGTAAACGGCTCATACAAGAACTATTTGTATTTATATGGCTAAATGGTAAAGCCCAGTCGCAGAATGGTTACAATGATGATTTAGTAATGTCTTTTTGTATTGGTTTGTGGTTACGTGACACATCTTTAAAACTTAGACAGCAAGGAATTAATCTAAGTAAACAAGCATTAGGGCAGTTTCAAAAGACTACATCTGTAATTTACACAGGAAATCAAAATCGACAAGACACCGGGTGGTCGTGGAATAATGGCACAGATGATGAAAGTTTAACTTGGCTTATCAAGTAAAAAATTGCATTGATCTACGAATAGTTATATTTATAATAAAGAAAATATGGCGTCATTAAGAAAACGTTTACAAAACCTGTTTAGTACCAATGTTATCGTTAGAGCATATGGTAAAGATCAACTTCGCATAGTTGATACAAATAGACTACAAGGTGTAGGGAATTTAGGTCAAAGCAAAATAGCTGATAGATATACTAGACTACATGGAGCTAATAAGCATCGCGTCGGCGGTATGGGTGGATATGATTCCAACTACTATATGCATCAGAATCGTTTGCAACTTTATGCAGATTATGAAATGATGGATAAAGATCCAATTATTAGTTCAGCATTAGATATCTATTCGGATGAATCAACTCTAGCTGATCAATTTGGTGAAATTCTAACAATTAAAACTAATAATACTCGTATTCAAAAAATACTTTATAATTTATTTTATGATGTATTAAACATTGAATTCAATATGTGGACATGGATTCGTAACATGACCAAGTATGGAGATTTCTTTTTAAAGCTAGATATAGCAGATGAAGTTGGTATTTTAAATGCCCGTCCATTTTCTAGTTATGAAATGGAACGTTGGGAAGAATATAATGAATCTACTGGCGAGTATGATATTAAGTTCAAAAATATAGCATCTGAACAAATGACGTATGATGTGTTTGAGATAGCACATTTCCGTATGTTATCAGATTCTAACTTCTTACCGTACGGCCGATCAATGTTAGAAGGAGCCCGTAAAGAATTCCAAAAATTAATGATGTTAGAAGATGCAATGCTTATTCACAGAATAATGCGCGCACCGGAAAAACGTATATTTAAAATTGATATTGGTAATATTCCACCAAATGAAGTTGATGCATTCATGGAACAAATTATCAATAAAATGAAAAAAATTCCACACATTGATCCACAATCTGGAAACTATAATCTTAAGTTCAATCTAAACAACATGTTAGAAGATTATTACTTGCCTGTGCGTGGAGGTCAATCATCTACATCAATTGATACACTGCCAGGAATGACCTTTACTGGAATTGAAGATATCGATTATGTTAAACATAAAATGATGGCTGCTCTTAAAATACCAAAACCATTTTTAGGATATGATGAGGGTGTTGAGGGTAAATCTACATTAGCATCGATGGATATTCGTTTTGCTAGAACAATTGAACGTATACAAAAAGTAGTTGTATCAGAACTAGCAAAAATTGCAATTGTGCATTTATACGCTCAAGGATTTGAAGGAGAAGATCTAGTTGGATTTGAATTAGAATTGACAGCACCATCAATTATATATGATCAACAAAAAGTTGCATTAATGAATGAGAAAATCACATTAGCAAATGCAATGAAAGATAGCAAACTAATTTCTGACAAATACATTTATGAATACATATTCAATATGTCAGAAGAACAGTGGTTACAAGAACGAACTAACGTGGTAGAGGATCTTAAACTTAGATTCCGTCAAAACCAAATTGAACAAGAAGGAAATGATCCTGCCGTAACTGGAGTATCATACGGAACACCACACGACCTAGCATCAGTTCATATGTCTAGCAGCGAAGTTGAAGAAAAAGACAAAGGAGGTCGTCCACCTGAAGGTATTAAATATGGTCAACATAAAAATGAATTTGGATGGGATCCGACCGGAATCAAACAAATTAAACAAGCATTTAATCCAGAAAATCAAAAGACAGCATTTCAGCCAGATCCTAAATTTAAAAGAACAGTTGGAACTGTAGCAGTTGAAAGCATACTAAAGAAATTTGATTCAAAAAATAAATCTAGATCAATTATTACAGAATCACTTAAATCTAGTAAGCCAACAGAAATTGATACCGACGCTGGGACAATGTTGGACGAAAACAATATTTTATAACTACAAACATATTTATTAAAAAATAAGGCACCGAACAACACATGAAGAAACTAAAACATTCAAAGTATAAAAATACTGGTATTTTATTTGAACTGTTAGTGAGGAAATTAACTTCAGAAACATTGTCATCAAACAAATCGGTAACCATTGATATTATTAAAAAATATTTTGGTAGATCGACCGAGTTATCCAAAGAATTAAATTTATATAATTCATTGATTAAAGAACAGTTTAAAAGTGAAGCCCATGCATTAGATTATATACGCACAGTAAAAGGCGCGTATGATAAATTAAATCAGAGTGTCTTAAAAAGACAACGATATAATCTAGTAAAAGAAATCTCAGATAAATTTGTATTTACGGATATGGCGAAAACTCATATCAGTAACTATAAAGTATTAGCATCAATTAACATGCTATTTGAAAATGAGGACACTGCAAATCCAAAACAAATAATGGAATGCAAACTTGTTATTGTTGATCACGTATTATTAACTGAACGAGTTAAACCACAAGCAGATGCATTGATGGAAGCTTTCGAAGCTCAACCAAAAGATATACGATTATTATCATATAAATTGTTAGTAGACAAATTCAACGAAAAATACTCAGTTCTAGATGAATCTCAAAAACAACTATTAAATAAATACATTGTTAATGTAAATGATACTACTGCACTTAAGGAATATATCCAAAAGATTATTCCTGGAATCAAATCGGATTTAGCAGCCCAATCAAAAACAATAACAGATCAAGTTACTAAAATTAAAGTGTCTAAATTATCAGAAATGCTTTGCAACGTAGAATCAATGAAAACAATCAAAGAATCTCATGTATTGTCATTGTTAAGATATTTTGATTTAGTTCGCGAACTTAAGGAGTTGAATTAATGAAATCACTGTTACGAGAAATGGAAGAAAAGTTCCATGAAATTAATGATTCATGTGATTGTGGTTCTCCTGAATGCGTAACATGTAATCCAGATGATATTGATGAACAAAACGTTTCTGGAGCAGTTGCTGGATTTAATACTCCAAATGCATTTACTAGTGAGAAGTCATTTAAAAAGAAAAAGTTTAAATACGAATCCGTAAATACATCTCCAAATTATGTGTATGGTGAATATCAAATTCCAGACTCAGAAGAAGAAGTGGGCATGGATAAATTTCCATTTGCAATTGATAATACTGAATGGTATAATAAAGATTTTAAATATCCATCTGTAGATTTAACACATACTCCTGGCCAGTCTAATAAACCAGATAAAACAGTTCGAGTTGGTAAATTAAAAGTTGAAGATGTTTTAGAAAAGAAATATTCAGAGCTAATTGAATCATACCGATCATTTACAAAGAATAATCCGGATATAACACCTGCTAAAAAAGTTAATGATACTATTCGCGAGATTGCAAAAAAGTTACAAGAGATTGAAACATTGGTAACTTATAATAGCAAATTAAAAACAGAATCGGGAGTAACATCATCACATTACGGAGCTTCTACGAATAAAGCATTAACAAAAATATCGGAACGATTAATTAAAATATCGGAACGAGTAAGATCATTAGGAGAATAATATGTCAAAGCAACTTATAGTCGATTATATGCCTTTCCGCCCTATAGGCACATTAACTGAATCAAGCGGGGATAAGTATGGCGTACCTGGTGGCTTTGTTGTACAGGGGATATTACAGCGGTCTGGGGCTAAGAATCAAAACGGTAGAATATATCCAAAAAATATTCTAATGCGCGAATGTAGTCGGTATCAAGTAGAGTATATCGATCAACATAGAGCATTAGGCGAATTAGATCACCCAGAGTCATCAGTTGTTAACTTAAATAACGTATCACACAATATATTAAAAATATGGTGGGAAGGCAATGATTTAAAAGGAGCTGTACAAATCTTAGATACACCTAGCGGTAAAATACTTAAGGAATTATTCAAAGCAGGAATAACATTGGGTATATCATCTCGTGGATTAGGATCTGTTAAAGAACTAAGAAGTGAAGGTACTGTAGAAGTTCAAGAAGATTTTGAATTGATATGTTGGGACTTCGTTTCTAACCCATCGACACAAGGCGCATTTATGAGACCATCACAAATGCATGAATCAGTAGATAAAACAAATACATCAAATAAATACAACAAAGTAAATAGTATCATTACATCAATATTATGTGATGATGGAAAATGCAGGATATAACATGAAGACACCTAATTTAAAAACAATATTGGAAATGATTAATGGCGAAGAAGCGCCTAAAATGACTCGCGAAGAAAAAGCGGCATTTCTAGAATCAGTAAAGAACTTCTCAGCTTTAGGCGAATCTGTTTATGGAAAAAATAATTTGCAAGAACTTTGTGAACGTGTTAGAGATATCGTTGACAAAGGTCAAAGAGTAATGACAGAAAGCGGTGATTGGTTTGAATCTGTAGAACACAAAAAAGGATTCAAGCGAATTGAAGAAGATTATAAAATGTTTGAAGAGACAGCAAAAGAAATGTCTAGATTGCAAGAACGTTTAAGTATTGCATATGAAAATATCGGTCAAGGTTTGAGTCGTTATTATGATATGGACTAATTTGGTTATTACAAAAAAAATAATTATATTATATTAGGAACAGGATGAATAAAATTAAAAAACTATATAAAGAATTTTTCGGATTGCAAGAACAAACAGCTGTAGCTAAACAAAATCCTAATGATATTGAAATTGCAGCATCCGTAGCAAAAGATCCAACTGCTTTAAAGGCAGCACAAGATGCTGCTAAAAAAGCTGGAGGTAATATTCGGATAACAGCTAATGAATCTGATCTAGATGAAGCTCAACTTACCAATCATATGACTGATTACAGAGGCGGAGTTGAATACGTATTAAGAGACCCATCAGAAGCTCAAGCAGTTGCCGCTGATATTCAACAATGGTCTGAAAGAAAAGGATTCACAGTTGTAAGTAAAAAATTATCAGAATCAGGTAAGGTTGGATATTTCTATTTTCGTTTAGGAGAAGATCCTGCTCGAGATTCTCAACGTATACAAGGATACATTTCACAGAAACCCGAAATTAAACATTTCCGTTTCAATGTTCGAGGAGAAGCCGCTCCAGCTCCAGCTCAAGCTCCTAGACAACAAAGACCAGTAGCACCAGCGCCAGCACCAACTAATAATCCAATCGTATAAATAAATAAACAAGTTACAATGAGTAAAAAACAAAAACAACATCAAGCTATCGTTCCAGGTAATGCAATGGCAGTTAAAGTAGTTGGCACATCTAGAGAAGATTTAGGATATGCAATTAAAGGATGGAAACGCAAAGTAAAAAATGCAGGAATAGTAGAAGAATCTAGAGATAGAAAAGAATTTATTAAACCTAGTGTGAAAAAACGACGAGAACATCAAGCAGCAGTGTTTATGCAATATGTAAGAAACTTGCACGCAAAATAATTATTAAAATATTTTACTATTAAAGCCCCTTCTGAAAAAGTTGGGGCTTTTTTACTGGTTTTTCAAACTTGCCTATATTTATTCTAGAATACGCTATTCCAACCTTATATGGCGTCTATACTTTATTTAAAATATTCTATTAAGATTTCAAATAATCTTATTTCCAAAAAAAAAATTTAAGGAGAACAAACTATGGCAAAATCAGATTTGCTAAAAGAAGCGATCGCCGATGCACGTGCTGTTAAAGAAACTGCTGTTGCAAACGCAAAAATCGCCCTTCAAGAAGCGTTCGCTCCAAGAATCCAACGTATGATTTCAGATCAAATCGAGAATGAACTTGATAGTGAAGAAGGAATGCCAGCTGAAGAACCAGCAATGGATGATATGGGTGATATGGGTGCTGAAGAAGCAGGCGAAGATTTTAATTGGGTTGACAATGATTTGTCAGCTGAAGTAGGTGGAGACACATACGATTTCGAAGTTGGCATGGCTGGCGAAGAAGGTGAAA